GCAAAAGAAAGATCCTAGATATAATCACTTTTCAGTAAGCATTGTTAAAAGTGTATTTAGATTTGTAGCAAGTGGTTTACTTGTCTATGCAGGTTATGAATTTTATTGGGTTCATGCTAATACAACAGATATGCCTATTGGGAATGGCGGAGCATGGATGATGGCCGCAGGAGCAGGTTTGTTCCTTGCAGAGATACTTGGTATTATAGAGGAGATAGTAGAATGACTTTAGGAGATGGACCATTGAAAGACAATTTTAAAGCTGACCTTACAGGTGTGGTTAAACAAGAGTTTATTACATATAAAAAAGAGAATGGTATGTTAGTTAAACACACTACTACAAGAAACTACTTTGGAGATAGCGACTATAACGACAGTCATTCTAGTGAACCGTTAGCAGAGGTAAAATAATGACTGTTCCAGTCCGTAAGTATTATTACAGTGAAATCTTTTATAGTATCCAAGGAGAAGGACACTATACAGGAGCACCGACGGCCTGGATACGATTCTTTTTGTGTAATTTACAATGTAATGGCTTTGGACAATTAGATCCAACTAATCCAGATACATATGAATTACCGTTTGAAGACTTTGATGTAAGTTCTGTAAAACGTGTTGAAGATTTACCTGTATGGGAAAAAGGGTGTGATAGTTCTTATACTTGGGCAAAGAAGTTTAAAGGACTTATGGGTCATGAAACACCTGAAGTACTTGGAAACAAAATTATAGATTGTATTAAAAACGAAAGCAATCCAGAAGGTAAATTTTTACATCCTGTTAGTAAGTTTGCACAACACTTATGTTTTACAGGTGGTGAACCTTTAATGGTTACAGGACAACAGGCAACAGTTGGAATATATAACGAACTTAAAAGACAAAATAACTTGCCGGGCAGTATGACATTTGAAACTAATGGTACACAAAAGTTAAGACCAGAGTTTATAGAATGGGGTAAGAGCATAGACACAGAAATATTTTTTAGTTGTAGTCCTAAACTGTTTACAGTATCAGGTGAAAAGCCAGAGAAAGCAATTAAACCTGAGACAGTTGCAGAATACTTACAAGTTAGTAAAAAAGGACAACTAAAATTTGTTGTTGGTAGTAAACAACGAGAATGGGACGAAATGGAATCAGCAGTTGAAAAGTTTAGAAAAGCAGGTGTTGATTGGCCGGTATGGATTATGCCTACAGGAGCAAGGGAAGAAGAACAAGTTGCTGGTGCAGGTAAGGTTGCGGAGAAGGCTTTTAAACGAGGATATAATGTGGCGGCAAGAGTCCACGTTTATCTTTTTGGAAATGCTATAGGTACTTAGGAGGAAACTATGAAAAACTTAATAGCTATGAACGGGTTAGCAAAACTAGCCTTAATCTTTGGACTTTCATTTCTTGTAACAACAACTGCTTTGTCAGGTGAATGGAACGAAAAGCCAATAGTATGTCACCCACTTGTAGAAATACAAGGCATACTTAAACAAAATGAAGAAGTATTACTTGCTAATGGAATACAAGCAACACCAGTTAGAGATAAAGCTGGAATATCTGATGTTCCTGCATTTATACCGATTTCAATATACGTTAATCCAAAAACTCAAACGTATACAATAATAGAGTACCATCCGAGTTATGATACATACTGCGTTTTGAGTGTCGGAGCAGGTTGGGAAATAAATGGAGAAACACTATGAAGGACTTTATCAATAAAGTAAAAGATAAGTTCAGTAAAAAGAAAGTAGAAGAAACAAGCGAAGATAAAAGATTGCGTCTTTTACAAGAGGAAAAGAAAGCGGCGACTAAGGCAAAGAAACCTTGGGTAGCAGTTTTGAATACTCACGTTAATCATCAAGATATCAAAAATGGATTTTTTGAACTTGATTGGAATAACGAATTTATTGAACAATTACTTGATGCTGGTTATTCTGGGGAAACAAATGAACAGATTGTTGATGCATGGTTTAAAACTATTGCAAGAAACATTTTGGAAGAACAAGGTTTAGACCCAAATAGAGAAGCAGGTCATATAAAGATCAATAAACGAAAAGATGGTAAATCAGAAGTTAGTTGACATTAGACTAACTTTATGCTATAATTTAAACACAATAAAAATTTAAATAGGTAATAGTAATGAAATATGTTTTGGTTGATACTGCTAACACGTTCTTTCGAGCTCGTCATGTAGTAAGAGGTGAACTCGATATTAAAGTAGGTATGGCGTTTCATATTACATTTAATAGTATCAAAAAGTCATGGCAAGACTTTGACGGTGATCATATTGTGTTTTGTTTAGAAGGCCGTAGTTGGCGTAAAGATGTTTATGCACCTTATAAACGTAATAGACAAGAAACTCGTGATGCTTTAACAGAAGCTCAACAACAAGAAGAACAAACGTTCTGGGAAACGTTTGATGCTTTTAGAGAATTTATAACTAATAAAACAAATTGTACAGTTTTACAACACGATGAATTAGAAGCTGACGATTTAATTGCAGGGTGGATTCAAGCTCACCCTAACGATGAACACGTTATTATTAGTACAGATGGCGACTTTGCACAATTAATTAGCCCTAAGGTTGCACAATACAATGGTGTAAGCAATACAACTATTACACACGAAGGCTATTTTGATGACAAAGGTAAACGTGTAATTGACAATAAAACTAAAAAGGAAAAACCAGCACCTGATCCTGATTGGTTATTGTTTGAAAAATGTATGAGAGGCGATACTAGTGATAATGTATTTTCTGCATATCCTGGTGTAAGAGTAAAAGGCACAAAAAACAAAGTAGGCTTAGAAGAGGCATTTGCAGATAAAAGCAATAAAGGTTATGCTTGGAATAACTTAATGTTACAAAGATGGACAGATCATGAAGGAAAAGAACATAGAGTACTTGATGATTATCAACGTAATGTAATGTTATGTGATTTAAATGCACAACCTGAAAACGTAAAAGAAAAGATAAAATTAACTATTCAAGAGAATGCACAACCGAAGAATATTAAACAAGTAGGTTTGCGTCTTATGAAGTTCTGTGCATTATATGATATGCAAAGAATAACTGATAATGCTCAGGCTTATGCCGAGCCATTACAAGCGAGGTATCCTGTATTATGACAAGTTTAAAAGCTAACGAAATTTTAAAGAATAAATTTTGGATCATCGAGGATGCTGACAGCAAGACAAAAGTTGGCACTCTATCCAAAGATAACGATAATAGATATATGTATAGTTGCGATACTGGATCATATTTCTATGATAATAAAAATGCAGTAGAAAAAACATTAGGAGAAATACTATGGACTAAAGGTAGTATATCAAATGCTCCAGATGTTAGTAAAGAAATTTACAAACTGCCAACATCAACAACACCGTACAATGCTATGTTTGATTTAAAACGTAAATTTGCATTGTTTACGAAAAGCAAAAAATCTAAGAGTCTTTACTGTGCAGGTTATTTTTGTATTCATTTTGAAAAAGGTTGGGTTAAAAGTTTTTGTCCCAAGCTAGTTACATTAGAGAAATATGAACATAAAGGGCCATTTAAGACTGAATTAGAAATGCGACAGGAGTTAAGTAATGTCAACAGAAGCTAATTATAGCTCACACGATTGGCGTAAGAATACAGATGACGCCATTGTTATAGATGAAAAAAATATGAACTATGCAAAGGTTAACGACTGTAAAGTTAGTTTTAAAAATCCTAAATCTTTAAAAACAGAAGAAGTAGATTTATCTAGGTTAGTTAGAGTATTTGTAAATAACAGAGATGATCTAAAAAGGAGTGTTAAGTAATGGAAGTTAAACCTTTAAACCCTATTCCACTTCAGCAGTATATAGAAAAAGTAAAAGTTGCTGATACTAGCAATCAAGCTGAAGTTAGAATGACCCTACAAGAAGCTAAAATTCTTGCCTTTACACTAGGTGAAGTAATGTCTAGATTACACGGTGATCTAGAGAAACTAGTAGATCAGCAAAATAAAACAGAAGAAGTTATTTCCGTCGCCGCAGATGGCGGTCAACAGTGGTAGTTGTTATCTAGTAATATACGTATATTACTATCTCTTTGAGATAAATATATGTATAAGAGGATAACAAATGAGCAGACCTAAACCAACAGTTGTTTTAGAGAACATCAATAGAAAAACGTATAAGTCCGAGCAGGTCTTAGATGCTGAAGCCATCTGGGCAGTATTTTATAAGGATAAGCCGTTCAACTTAAAAAGCTCTAACACACTTACAAACTATCCTGGACCTAAATACAAAAAGGTATCTTTTTCCAATCCAGGTCATGCACATAATTTAGCTAAAAAATTAAACGATCTATTTCAAGTAGAAGAATTCACAGTTGTAAAGTTAACTTCCGGCGAAACAGTTAAGGAAGAATAAATGAACTGGAAAGAAACCTATACTAAGGTATTCTTGAAACAGGCCGATATTGCAATAAGCGATAGTACCATGGCTGAATATATGCCGAAGTGGTGGCAGAACACTAGGCAGTCAGGTGGACTACGTTTAACTGACGATGGCATGATGTTCTTAAGTGATAAAATAGATTTAGCTACTTATGAAGTTCCTTTTCCAGCCGACTTTAAAATAACTACTCAAGTTATTATATTTTTGGACAGGTTTATAGACTGTCCTTACTACTTAACAAATAGAGGAATTACCGTTACCGACGAAAAGAAAGCACTCGAATTGCATCTTTTTAGTGGTGATGTCCGTAAATATGGGCTGGCAAAAGCTCTAAAACGGACAGATGAATTGGTAAACTCTTGATTTTATTACACATTTTTTCTTAAAATAATTGCATTTTCTGGTTGACCTTTATAGTAATAGGTGTTATTATATATACATACTTAGAAATTAAGTATGGCACTGAAAAACTAAACAAAGGAGTACAAAGTGGAAAACATCGCAGTAAGACAAGTTAGTCCAAATGGTGCAAAGAAAAGCATCCAAAGGGCATTCAAAAAACAACGTCCAATCTTTATATGGGGACCTCCAGGAATTGGTAAGTCCGATATTGTTTCACAAATAAGTGAAGATATCGATGCTCATATGATTGACGTAAGGTTGTCATTATGGGAACCTACAGATATTAAAGGCATACCTTATTATGCCGCTAACGACAATACAATGAAATGGGCACCGCCTATTGAATTGCCAGATGAGAAAATGGCTAAGAAGCATAAGAAGATTGTATTGTTCTTAGACGAAATGAACTCGGCCGCACCGGCAGTACAAGCCGCGGCTTACCAATTAATTCTTAACAGAAAAGTTGGTACATATAAATTACCTGACAATGTTTTGATTGTTGCCGCTGGTAACAGAGAAGCAGATAAGGGTGTAACTTACAGAATGCCTGCTCCATTGGCAAACAGATTTGTTCACTTAGAAATGAAAGTGGACTTTGATGATTGGTTTGCTTGGGCAGTACAAAACGACATCCATAAAGATGTTGTAGGTTACTTAACATTTAGCAAGAAAGACTTATATGACTTTGATCCAAAAAGTCCAAGTCGTTCATTTGCTACACCAAGATCATGGTCATTTGTTTCCGAGCTATTGGAAGACGATGACGATGAAGCAACCACAACTGATTTAGTTAGTGGTTCAGTCGGCGAAGGACTTGCCGTTAAGTTCATGGCACATAGAAAAGTGTCAGCTCAATTACCTAATCCATCTGATGTATTAGCTGGTAAGGTAAAAACAATGGAAACGAAAGAAATCAGTGCCATGTATTCCTTGACTGTTTCATTGTGTTATGAGTTGAAAGAAGCTAGTGATAAGAGCGATAAAAAGTTCGACTCAAAAGTCAATAACTTTTTACGTTTTGCGATGGACAACTTTGATACCGAATTGGTTGTCATGGGTATCAAGTTAGCTCTTACACAATATCAACTTCCAATCGATCCAGATGAAGTTGAGTGCTTTGATGAGTTCCATGAGCGATTCGGCAAGTATATTAAAGCCGCACAAGGAGAAGGTAGCTAATATTTTGGCTATTTGGGGAGGTTCTTTTTTGGAATCTCCCCGCTCTTTTTGGTTGACAAATCCAATTAAATATACTATAATATACATATAACAATTAGGAAAAGATGGCACAAATGACTAATACAGAAATAGCAACTCAAGATCAAGAAGTTTTAGATAGATATGAAGAGTCTAAAAAGGCTCCTGAAATTGAAATCACAGACGAATTAAGGGCAGAAGTTTTAGATAAAATTATTGTAGCAAGAGTAGGATTACTTTTAAGACATCCTTTCTTTGGTAATATGGCAACTAGACTTATTATAAAAGAAGCTAGTGATTGGTGCCCTACTGCCGCTACTGATGGTAGACACTTATTTTATAGTGTTCCTTTCTTTGCTAAAATGACTAACAAAGAAATAGAGTTTGTTATTGCACACGAAATACTTCATTGTGTATTTGATCATATGACAAGACGTGAAGATAGAGATCCACAAATACATAATATCGCGGCTGACTATATTGTTAATAACACTCTTGTTAGAGATAACATTGGTACTAAACCAGCTGATATTCCAATTTTCCAAGACTTTAAATATGAAGGTAAAACTTCAGAAGAAGTATATGATGAAATCTACAAGAAGTATGATGAAGAAGAATTAAAGCAATTAGGTCAATTACTTGACGAGCATATTGATTGGGATAAAGACAGTCAAGATAAAGATCAAAAGGCTCCAGGTAAAAAAGGTAAAGATAAAAAGAAAGATGGTAAGCCTAGTTACTCTAAAGAAGAACTTAAAAAAATTAGAGATGAAATTAAAGAGAGTATGATGGGTGCGGCACAGGCCGCTGGTGCTGGTAAAGTTCCTGCAGAAATTGAAAGAATGATTAAGGAACTTACAGAACCTAAAATGAACTGGAGAGAAATCCTTAGACAACAAATTCAGTCTACTATTAGAAACGATTTTACTTTCCAACGTCCTAGCAGAAAAGGTTGGCATACAGGAGCAATTCTTCCTGGTATGAACTATGATGAAACTATTGATATTGCTATTGCAATTGATATGTCAGGTTCAATAGGTAATAAGCAAGGTGAAGACTTCTTAGGAGAAGTACAAGGTATTATGTCAGAGTACCAAGACTACAATATTAAAATTTGGTGTTTTGATACTAAAGTTTATAACGAACAAGACTTTAGTGCTGACAATGGTATGGAACTTTCACAATACCAACTTATGGGTGGCGGTGGAACAGACTTTATGGCTAACTGGGAGTATATGAAAGAAAACGATATACAACCTAAAAGGTTCATAATGTTTACAGATGGTTATCCTTGGGATAACTGGGGTGATGAAAATTACTGTGATACAGTATTTGTTATTCACGGACATCATGACAAGAATTTACAAGCACCATTTGGCGTTACTTGTCACTACGAGGAGGCAAGATAATTTGAAACCAAATGCACTTAATTTTTTCGATATGAGAGAAGTATCATATGCTTCTCCACATTTCGAATATACACACTTCAAACAACAATATAACTTTCAAGACGCAATCCAAAAATGGATTAATAAGAACTTAAAAGGCAGATATCATATAGGCACTACGTTAGTTTTGGACGGTCATAACCAATACCAAAATAATGTTACTGTTGGTTTTGAAGATCCAAAAGAGCTATCATATTTCATGTTAGCCTGTCCACATTTGAAGTACTAATAAATATTAAGTAGGTATATAATTATATATTATAATATCGACTATTAATAGGAGAGACATAAATGTCAGAAGATAATAAAACTGCAACGGCTCCAGCAAAACCTGAGCCAAGTATGGCGACAGCACCGACGGGTGCTCCAGCTGGTACTCCTGCACAAGAACTTACAGTTCAAGATTTAGGAGTATTAAAAACGATTATCGAAGTAGCACAAAGTCGTGGGGCTTTCAAAGCCAACGAACTTGAAGCGGTAGGAAAGACGTATTCTAAACTAGAACAATTTCTAGCTTCGATCCAAAATCAACAAGTAGCAAAAGATCCAAATGCTAATGCACCAGCACCAGCAACTGCTCCGGCAACTGCTCCAGCAGGTGATAATGCGGATCCTGTTACAGGGGAGGTAAAATAATGGCCCTAAAACATATAGGAAGAATGAAGAAGACAGGACGTAAAGTTGCTGTCGTATTCAGAACTCTACCAGACGAACCAGAAAGTTGTCTAGTATGCCAAACTGAGAACCTAGGTGACTCAGAGCATGATATATTAATTAATATGTTAGAAAGCAACACCGGACAAAATGCTGACGAATTAGCAGATGCTATGCAACGTACTCCACTTGGAGATGGTAGCATAATGTTAGCTAACTTCCACGTTAACGGAAAACTAACTAAAGTGTCAACATCTGATATAGAGATGACACCAGATACACAAACTACAATTAGTCTTGATGAATTAAACAATACTATTGCAGAACAAAAAGGTGTGTCAGTTAAAGATTTAGCCGTTGGTGGTAGTTCAGTTGAGACGGTAGCTACTGCGGAAACTGTACCATCAGGAGAAGCGGCGGCAGTAGTTGATGCGGCAAAAGAACAACCTTTATCAGATGAAGATCTAGCTAAAAATATGAGAGCTGATGCTGATAGAATGTTCAAAGAAGCAGAAAGACTACGTAAAGAAGCTGAGGATTTAAGCCCAAGTAAAAAAGGCAAATCCAGTGCAAAAGCCTAAATTTCCAGGCGGAGCGGCCAAGACAAAAAGACTTCCTCAAGAAGTTATTAATAAGTGGCCAGATGTATTTGGAGATGTAGACGTTCATGCCATACCGTTAGAGTACTTACACTCGTTAAGAGTTCGTTTTAACAACGGTAAGGTTTGGGACATAGCAGTAGACGTTAAAAAGAACCCTGTAAAATCCCTAGAAAAGACCCTTAAAGACCTGTTTAATACGTATGATAGCAGTATTAAACACGTCGATTTTAAAGTAGATACAGATCGTATTAAAAAAGACGTTCAAAAACGTACCACAAAGTTCATCAAGCATCGTAAGTAATATTGTTTAAAAGGTATAAATACATATAACAGATCCAGGAGTTATATAAATGGCATTAAAACTTAGAAGAGGTACAGACTCACAAAGAGCATTAATTACACCAGCTGATGGTGAATTAATCTATACAACAGATACTAAAAAGTTGTATATTGGTGATGGCTCTACTGCTGGCGGTAATCCAGTTGATACAGCAGGTACGTCTTTAGAAGCCAATCTATCATTAAACAACTACGATTTAGTTGGTACAGGTAACATAAACACCACTGGAAATATAACAGTAACAGGTAATATTACTGCTGATGGAAACTTAACATTAGGTGGAAATTTAACAGTTGGTGATGCTAGTACAGATACAATCAACTTAACATCTAAAGTAGAATCACACATTTTACCAGACGTAGATAGTGCAAGAAATATAGGTTCAAGTGTATTAAGATGGGGCCAAGGACACTTTGGTACATTACACGTAACAGACGATCTTAATGCTGGAAGTATTAATGCAAACATCATTGGTGATGATTCAACAGTAATTATTAATAAAGCAACTGGAGCCTTAAATGCTTCAGGTACTTTTAAAGGTGATGTTAAAGCAACTGACAACTCAAGTTTCTTTAATGCAACTTCAAAGGCTGTTAATGCAGGTGCAGGTACATTTACTGGAACGGTAAGTGCGGCAACTATAGAATCAGAAAACATTGTTGGTAACTTTAAAGGTACTATTGTTGGAGATGATTCAACAATATTAGTTGATGCAGTAAACAGTAGAGTAAATTTAAATAACGGTACTGTAAGTTTTGTATCCGACCAAATAGAATTAACTGGTACAACATTTTTAAAATTAGGTAAAACTGCTGATGCAAGTTCACCGACTTTACAATTAACTAACGTTGATGCTTCTAAGCCAATCGACGTAATTACTAAAGCGGGAACAGGTGCAAACAATACAAGTAAGTTTACATTCTCAGCACTACACGGTGCTAACCCACAAAGTCCAGCACAGGCGACAGCAGGTGATTGGCAAGGTGTTTTAACTGGACAATCATGGGATCCTACACACAATGGTGGCGTATATGTTCCAAGTTCAATTATTGCATTTACAGTTGACGGCAATGAAACTATTGCGGCCGATACTGCAAAAGGTAAAATAGAATTT